TAGGTGTAAAAAGGTTATAGAAGCCAGAAAACAAGAGTTAGTTGAATTAGACAGCTTAACGAAAGCCCGATTTGTCGAGATGTTTGGGGATCCTGTTGCAAATGACAAAGGTTGGAAAATGAAACCTTTATTAGATATGGGAAAGTGTAAGAATGGAATGAATTTTCACTATGACGACAGCGGTGTTGAGATAAGTTGTTTGGGCGTTGGAGATTTTAAGGATTTATCCGTTATAGATAATACAAAAAAACTATCCATAGTATCATTAAACGAGATGCCATCAGAAGAATATTTATTAAAAGATGGAGACATAGTGTTCGTACGTTCTAATGGAAATAAGGATTTAGTAGGAAGAAGTTTGGCTATATATCCGGGAAAATTGCCAACAACATTTAGTGGATTTTGTATTAGGTATAGAATACATGATGATGAGATAACAGTTCCATATTTATTAAGAGTTCTGAAAATGGAATCAATGCGAAAAAAAATGGCAGGACGTGGTGCTAATATTCAAAATCTGAATCAACAGATATTAGGAACATTAGTAATACCTGTACCACCAATAGAACTTCAAAACCAATTCGTAGATTTTGTACGAGCCATCGACAAATCAAAATTTGATACTATGACCTTCGCCCCAATATATGATATAATAAACCTATATTTACACACTCATTTTTATCAGGGAAGGAGATGAGCAAGCATGACAGAATCAATTAAACTACCGGTGGGAATAGAGAGCTTTGATGAGATCCGTTCAGACGGATATTACTATGTCGATAAGACAAAGCTGATTGAACAGTTGATTGACAGCCGGGGAAAAGTCAACCTTTTTACCAGACCGCGTCGTTTTGGCAAGACTCTCAACATGAGTATGCTCAAATCTTTCTTTGAAATTGGAGCAGCTTCTGAATTATTTGATGGTCTTTATATATCGCACAACAAAAAACTGTGTGATGATAATATGGGCAAGTATCCTGTGATATTTCTATCTTTAAAGAATGTGGAAGGACTCGATTTTCAAGCTGCAAAGTATCAGATGATAGAGATAATTGCAAAGGAAGCTAAGAGATTTGCATATTTGAAGCAGAGTGACAGGCTGGACATTGACGATAAGTCGACGTATGCTTCTTTAATTCGATTAGAGGATGGCAGATATGAAATGAGAGATGAGGCACTGTATGCTTCGCTTCAAACTTTATCTGAGCTGTTATATAAGCATCATGGCAGAAAAACGGTTATTTTAATAGATGAATATGATGTTCCACTGGATAAGGCATTTCAAAATGGCTATTATAAAGAGATGGTTTCTTTGATACGTGCCATATTCGGAAAAGCATTAAAGACAAATGAGGCATTGGATTTTGCTGTCTTAACAGGTTGTCTTCGTGTTTCAAAAGAAAGTATTTTTACAGGATTGAATAATTTCAAGATTTTATCTATTACTGATACAAGATTTGATGAACACTTTGGATTTACGGATGATGAAGTAGAGCGTTTGCTGGCATTTTATCATGTGGAAAACAGGTTTGCGGAGACAAAGGAATGGTATGATGGTTATCATTTCGGAAATGTCGATGTATACTGTCCGTGGGATGTAATCAATCATGTTGACCGAATAAAAGATGATCCAATGGCAGGACCGGAAGCGTATTGGATTAATACAAGCGGAAATGAGCTTGTTAAGAGGTTTATAGATAAGGCTGGTAAGACAACCAGAGATGAAATTGAGCGTTTAATCGCGGGAGAAGCTATAGACAAGCAAATCCGTCTGGATATGACCTATGACGAAATAGACAATAATATTGATAATCTATGGAGTGTTCTGTTTACAACAGGTTATCTGACATATACAAAGATCAGTGAGGACAAAAAATATAGCCTTGTAATTCCGAACAAGGAGATTAAAGAAGTATTTAAGCTGCAGATACAGGAGTGGTTCAGGAATAAAATATTTTCCAATACCGAGCAGTTGCAGGACTTTTGGAAGGCTTTCAAAGATGGAAATACACAGATAATGGAAATGTATTTAAACAAGGTGCTGAGCAATTCGGTGAGCGTTTTTGACACAAAAGCGAGAAATGAGGAAAAGGAAAGCTCCTATCATAATCTGCTTATTGGCATTTTGAGTGGCAATGAGGACTGGCTGGTAAAGTCAAATGTTGAGGCAGGAGAGGGCTTTGCAGATATTATTGTGGAGACAGATGATCCGGATGAAGGAATTATTGCAGAGCTTAAATACACAAAAGATTTTAAAGCTATGGAAAAATCCTGTGAAAAAGCTCTGAAACAGATAAAGGATAGAAGATATCAGGAATATCTGTTAAATAATGACAGACAGAATATCATGTATTATGGAATTGCATTTTGCAGGAAGAGATGCAAAGTGCTTGTAGAAAGATAAAAGGGGTGATTACATGGAAACTAATTTTGATTACCTTTTAAAGAAAGAAGAATACGCAGATTTTGCAAAGCAGGCAGTTGAAGCAGAAAAAAGTTTATCCATTTCACCGGCCACTTGTGCCATTTTGTCGAGGCGTGCACTTGAGCTTGCAGTGAGGTTTGTTTTCTCATATGATGCGGAGCTTTCGCTTCCGTACAGAGATAATGTATCGAGTCTTATTCATGAGCCAACGTTTAGAAGGATAATTGAGCCAAGGCTGTTTCCAATGCTCAAATATACCATTCATCTGGGAAATGTTGCAGTTCATACCAACAACAATATAGGCAGGGATGAAGCAATAATAGCGCTTCGTGATTTGTTTGAGTTTTGCGATTGGATTGATTATTCATATTCGAGGGAATACGATGAGAAGACATATGATGAGTCGATTCTTGCAAGCGGTAATGAAAAGCGTATAAAGGCTGATGAGCTCATGAAGCTGTATGAGGGCTTAAGCAGTAAGGATAAAAAGCTCGAGAGCGTATTGAAGGAGAATGAAGAGCTCCGCGAGCAGATGGCAAAGAAGCGTAGTCAGAATGTAAAGACAAGGGAGTTCCATGTAGATACGATAAGCGAGGCAGAAACCCGCAAGAGATATATAGATGTTGCCTTAAAGGAGGCAGGATGGGTTATTGGCAGAAATGTCACGGAGGAGGAGCCGGTTACAGGAATGCCAAATAGCACAGGAACAGGGTATGTGGATTATGTTCTTTGGGGAAAGGATAATCTGCCACTTGCTGTAGTGGAGGCTAAAAAGGCTTCTGTGGATGCTATGGTAGGAAGCCAGCAGGCGAAGCTGTATGCTGACTGTTTGCAGAATAAATACAATAGACGTCCTCTTATTTTCATAACAAATGGATTTGAATTTTTCTATACGAATGATTATATGGGATATCCAAGGCGTGAGGTTTCAGGATTTTTCACACAGGAAGAGCTGCAGCTTGAGATGGATGGACGCACTTCAAGGATTCCGCTTGAAAATATACGGATAAGCGATGATATTACCAACAGACCATATCAGAAAGAGGCTGTAACCGCTGTCTGCGATGCTATCACAAATAAGCACCGCAAGATGCTTATAGTGCAGGCCACAGGTTCAGGAAAGACAAGAGTGAGCATTAGTATTGTTGATGTATTAAGGCGCCACAATTATGTGAAAAATATTCTGTTCCTCGCAGACAGAAAAGCTCTTGTGAAGCAGGCCAAAAACAATTATACGAATTTGCTTCCTGATTTATCATGCTGTAATCTGCTTGACAATAAAGACGACCCTGAGTCATGCAGGATGATTTTTTCTACATATCCGACGATGATGAATGCCATAGATGAGAGGAAAAACAAATATGGTGAGAAGCTCTTTAGTCCGGGGCATTTTCAGCTCATAATCTGCGATGAAGTACACCGCAGCATTTACAAAAAATATCAGGAAATATTTGAGTATTTTGATGCGATGTTACTTGGTATGACTGCCACTCCAAAAAATGAAATCGACAAAAACACATATGGAGTCTTTGACCTTGAAAGAGGAGTTCCGACATTTGCGTATGAGCTTGAAAAAGCGGTGGAAGAGGGCTATCTGGTCAATTATTCTACACTGGAATATAAGTCAAAAATAATGGAAAGCGGTATTCACTATGATGAGCTGTCAGATGAGGAAAAAGAAGAGTATGAGGATACATTTTCTGATGATGACACTGTAGGTGATGATATATCAGGAGAGGCCGTAAATACATGGCTTTTTAACGCGGATACAATTGATAAGGTTTTAAGAGAGCTTATGGAAAAGGGCTTAAAAATTGAGGGTGGAGACAAGCTTGGCAAGACAATAATTTTTGCCAAAAACTCTTTGCATGCGCAGGCAATAGTCAAGCGTTTCAATAAGCTTTTTCCGGAATATGGAGGAGACTTCATAAAGCGGATAGATTATAGTATAAAGTACAGTGATTCATTGATAGATGAGTTTAGCACAAGTGATAAAATGCCACAGATAGCAGTATCTGTTGATATGCTCGACACAGGAATAGATATTCCGGAGATTTTGAATCTTGTATTTTTTAAGAAGGTAAAAAGCTATGCCAAGTTCTGGCAGATGATTGGAAGGGGAACCAGGCTTTGCCCTAATCTGCTTGGAGAGGGTATGGACAAAGAAAGATTTCTTATATTTGATTTCTGTAACAATTTTGAATATTTCCGCGTGAACAAAAATGGAGCGGAGAATGGCATAACAGAATCACTCAATGAGAAAATATATAACACAAAAGCCCAGATTGTCAGAGAGCTTCAGGCACCGGTATACAGTAGTGATGAGGTATACGCAGATTACAGAAAAAGCCTTGTGGATGATTTAAAGGAAGATGTAATTAGCTTAAATGACGATAGCTTTATGGTGAAAAGACATCTGCGTTATGTAGAGTTTTTCAGGGCTTCATCATCGTGGGATAATCTGGAGACAATAGAGATTTCGGATATCAGGGAGCATATTGCACCTCTTATCAGGCCTAAAAAGGAAGATGAGCTGGCGCGAAGATTTGACTATCTGGTATACAGTATAGATCTTGGACTGTTGCAAAGCAAAAGCATACAAAGTCCGGTGAATATAGTGGTTCAGACCGCAGAAAAGCTGTCTGCCAAATACTCAATCCCACAGGTGGAAAAGAAAAAGGAGATTATCGAAAAGGTCCAGACAAATGAATTTTGGGATAAAGTCACTATAATAGAGCTTGATACAGTAAGAGAAGCTTTAAGAGGTCTGTTGCAGTACCTTGACAGACAGGTACGGCCAATATACTATACAAATTTCACGGACTCTATAACAGATGGTACACCGGGTGAACCTTTATATGGCGGAAATGACTTGAAAAATTATCGTAAAAAAGTCGAATTTTACCTGAAAGAGCATAGTGACAAATTGTCAGTGTATAAGCTGAAAAACAACAAAAAGCTGACAGAAACGGATCTAAGGGAATTGGAACGAATTCTGTGGACTGAGCTTGGTTCAAAGGAAGATTATATAAAGGAATACGGAGAGACACCGATAGGCAGATTAGTACGAAAAATAGTCGGTGTAGATAGAGCGGCAGTAAACGAAGCCTTCAGTTGTTTTATGTCAGAAGAGCGCTTGAACATAAATCAGATGAGATTCGTAAATCTGATAGTGGACTATATAGTAGCAAATGGAAATATCGAAGATAATAAAGTATTGATGGGTGAACCATTTAAATCAGTTGGAAGTATCACAACTCTTTTCAAAGATGATATGAGTACCGCAAAACAGATAATGGAGATAGTGAATCAGATAAAGCGTAACTCCGAAGAAATTGCCTGATGTATAGCGAAGCTGTTTAGATACTGTAGATTTATGCACATGAAACACAGAAAATGGAAGAGGATGTGAAAAAACTCAATCGAGTTTTTTCACATCCCCTTTTTTTGAGCTTATATATTAGCATCTCCTGCAGACAGGTTGTGGAAGCATAATAAATTTGCAAAAATTATATTTAATTCTATAAAGCACTTGACATAGTTACTAAGAGTTACTATAATAAGCACATAAAGTAAATATAAGAAACGCAGAAAGTAATTATAGGAGTTAAACACATGAATAAAGTAGATGTAAATGGATTAACAGAACGGGAGTTTTTAGCAGAATATAAGCCGGGCGATTATGACAGACCATCGGTTACAGTTGACATGATGGTGCTTCGTATGAAGGAAGACTTAAGCTGTATGCAGGTGCTTCTGATAAAGAGAAAGGCTCATCCGGAGATAGACAAATGGGCGCTTCCAGGCGGATTTATTAACATAAAGGAATCAGCATATGAAGCAGCGTGCAGGGAGCTTAAAGAGGAAACAGGTCTTACAGACATTTATCTTGAGCAGCTCTATACCATGAGCCAGCCGGACAGGGACCCTCGTATGAGAATTATTGATATTGCATACATTGCACTGCTTCCATATGGATATGAGCAGTCTGCCGTTGCGGGTGATGACGCAAAGGATGCCAGATGGTTCGATGTGAAATTTGCAGATGAAAAACTTGAGTTTGCAAACGACTTGATTAAAATTGAATACTCCCTCAGGTCTGAGAAATTTAAAAATGGTGTAATCACAGTGGAAAACTTTGTTCCGGTCAGCGTATCAGACGAAAAGCTTGCTTTTGACCATGACCAGATTATACTGGAAGGACTTATGAGGATAAGGAATAAGGCTGAGTATACAGGCATTATGTTTAACCTTGTGCCGCGTGAGTTTACCATTCCGGACCTGCTTAAGGTGTTTGAGGTTCTTTCAGGAAAGGAAGTTCATCCAAAGGTGTTCCGTGAGAAGATTGCAGGACAGCTTGTTTCACTTGACAGGTCGCAGAGACCTATTGTCGGAAGAAAACCGGCTGCTGTGTACAGATATGTTGACCTTAACATGGATGAACGTAAACTGGTTAAAGTGCATAAGAAATATAAAAACGGTGTGATACTCACAAGGGCACAGCCATTCCATAACGGACACCTGAACATGATAAAACAGGCCGCATCGGAGTGCGAAAATCTGCTTGTTGTGATAGGCAGTGCAAACAAAAGCTATACAAAGAGAAATCCGTTTCCAATCGAATACAGAAAAAGACTTGTTGAAAACGTACTGCAGGAAGAGGATTTAAGCGGTGCAGATGTAAAGGTTATGACATTATCAGACTGGAGCATGGAGGATGCAGCTCAATATGTAAAGGAATGGGGTTCTTTCTTCTATTACAACATAGCTAATGAAATTGGAGAGAAAAGCTTTACATTCTATTACAACGACGACCCGAAGATTGCGGAAAACTGGTTTACAGATGATATTTTAAAGAATGTGACCATCAGAAACCTTGGCAGAAGCGATGTTGAGATTTCAAGTACAATGATCAGAGATTTGCTGTATAAGAAAGATTATGACAAAGTCAAGGATCTGGTTCCGCGATGGATGTGGAAGGATTTAAAGCAGCTTGGAAAAATCCTTATGGATGCAACAAATGATGATTATATGATGTAGGAGGAAATGATTATGGCAAAGAAAATTTTAGTAGTAGTGGATGCACAGAATGACTTTATTACAGGAGTTCTTGGAAACAAGGAGTGTAACGTGGCAACAAATGTTATTACAGATGAAATCAGGTCAGGAAAATATGATGACGTGATATTCACAAGGGATACGCATGATGAAAACTATCTGAATACTCAGGAGGGAAGAAAGCTTCCGGTAGCTCACTGTATTAAAGGGACAAACGGATGGGAAGTAGACGCTCGTCTTAAAGCAGCAATGAAGGAGCGTGGAGTTGACTGTGATGATATGACTTATATTGACAAGCCGACGTTTGGCAGCAAAGAGCTTGGCGAACTGCTTGCGGGATATGACAACAGCGATACAGAGATTTATTTCTGCGGATTCTGCACGGGAATATGCGTAATCAGCAACGTAGCGATTGCAAAGACGTTCTGTAAAGATGCAGAGGTGTCCGTGATAGAAAATGCCTGTGCCTGCGTAACGCCTGAAAGTCATAAGACAGCAATAGAAGCAATGAAAATGATTCAGGTCAATATTATATAGAAAGCCATTTATTAAAAATGTTTCTGACATACTAATAGTGTAAGAAATGGGAGGAGAATATTATGAAATTAAACCAGATAATCACAAGTCTTTTAGAGACTGATATGTATAAATTCAGCATGGGTCAGACAATATTCCATCAGTTTACGGATTACAAGACCACATGGACATTCAAGTGCAGAAATGAAGATGTGCATTTTACACAGAAAATGGTGCAGGAGATAACAGAACAGATTAAGGCTTTCTGTAAGCTTCGGTTTACAGAGGATGAGCTTGCATATCTTGACAATATCAAATGGATCAAAGGCTCTTATGTTGATTTCCTTCGTCTCTGGCAGCCGCGTTTTGAGGATTTTGAGATAGGAACAGATGCACCTTGTGGCTTGTCTATCGAGGCAAAAGGAACATGGCTTAACACTTCAATGTATGAGATTCCGACACTTGCCATTGTAAATGAAGTGTATTTCAGAATGGCATATGACTATGATAAGCTGCTTGACAGCTTTAAGAAGCGTTTGGATGCAAAGTATGAGAATTTAAAGAACGGACACTGGTACGCGGGTACATTCTCAGAGTTTGGTCTCAGAAGAAGACTTTCTGCTGAAGCGCAGGAGCTTGCAGTGCAGAAGTTCGCACATTTAAACGACACCCTGCACAGTTCATCAAAGTTTGTCGGCACATCAAATGTGTATCTTGCAAAGAAGTACGGACTTACACCTGTAGGCACCATGGCTCATGAGTGGATTATGTGCACAGGACAGGGCAATCACAGGCACAATCCGGCATATTCAAACTGGTATGCTCTCGATGCATGGATCAAGGAGTATGGAGTATTAAACGGTATTGCGCTTACTGACACAATCACAACAGACTGTTTCCTGCGTGATTTCCAGCTGACCTATGCGACACTTTTCTCAGGAGTGCGTCATGACAGCGGAGACCCGTATGAGTGGGGTGAAAAGATGATTGCTCATTACAAGAGCCTTGGAATTGACCCAAAAACAAAGACACTTTTATTCAGCGACAGTCTTGATTTTGAGCGTGCTGACAAGCTCTACAGACATTTCTGCAAGGAAACAAATGTAGCTTTCGGTATTGGCACATACTTAAGCAATGATACAGATGTTCCTGCACTCAATATCGTCATGAAAACCACAATATGCAATGGTATGGATGTAGCGAAGATTTCTGATACACCCGGCAAGGGGATGTGCAAAAATCCGGATTATGTGGATTATCTTCAGAGATGTATAGACTGGAGACTTAAGGAGGAAAAATAATATGTATAATTTTAATGCAGCACAGCAGACAGAAAATCTTATCAAATGGATTAAGGACTGGTTTGATAAAAACGGAAAGGACTGTAATGCCGTACTGGGCATTTCAGGCGGCAAGGACAGTACAATAGCTGCAGCATTGTGTGTAAAGGCTCTTGGATCAGACAGAGTTATCGGTGTAATGTTGCCGGACGGAGAACAGTCAGATATTAATGACTCCGTTGAAGTATGCAGGCTCTTGGGTATCAGAAACTATACTATTAACATAAGATCAGCACTTGAAGCCAGTTTCAAGCAGCTGCAGGACTGTGGAATTGAGATTACAGAGCAGTGCAGGCAGAATATTGCTCCCAGAGAGCGCACAAAGATGATAAGGGCGGTCTGTCAGTGTAATAATGGCAGGATGATTAATACCTGTAATTATTCCGAAGATTATGTTGGCTATTTTACGATAGGCGGCGATGGCGATGGGGATGTGGCTCCTTTAGGATACTTGACAAAGTCTGAGGTCTGCGCCATTGGACATTGTCTTGGTTTGCCGTCTAAGTATGTTGACAAAACACCGTCAGACGGTTTATGCGGAAAGACGGATGAAGACAATTTTGGATTTACGTATGAACAGCTGGATGCCTTTATTCGCAATGAGACCTGCGGAGATAAAGAAATTGACGAGGCGATTAAGCAGAAACATCTGGCCAATGAATTTAAGCTGAATCCGGTTGCAAAGTACGAGTCCGGCATTTGTGAAATATAATATTGTCCGACAAAACTCTAGGACGCTTGAGAAACAAAAGTTTTTCAGGCGTCTTTTTTTTTTGTGCATACAGGCATTTCATATAGAAGCTCATCCGCCCGTATAAAAAGTGAATAAATTTTTTGGACAAAATTGGATTTTTACATATTATGAATATAAGAATAATTTAGATGCGAAAAATGCTGAAGAATTTATTTTCAAATAATAAAAAAGCAGGTATACTGATTTGATTAAGACGGTAGTAATAATTGCAATGGTTGTGAATGTTTTAATGTTTGTTGTGAACGCGATGCAAGTGAAGGCTGCTCATGTTGATCTTGATGCTGATCAGATGCATTACTCGATTCGTTTATGCGTTAAAAACGTCGTATCATTAATTGAACTAGGATTAATTATGTGCATAATCATGTATTATCACATTCAATTGTAAAAACATGTAGGAGGAAAGCGTTCGTGAGAAAACAAAATTTAATTGAAATGGTTGTTCCCATTATAGGACTTGTTTTGATGTTTGTGTTTTTGTTCACAATCAGGCATTCATGTAAATTTATGGTGTCAACAGTAAACAATTGTCTTGTGACAGAAAAACAATATATTGACGTTACAGTTGAGAAAAAGGAAAAAGGTAATAAATTTCAAGCAAAAGATGAGAATGAAACTGTAATTGTGTATGCAGATGATCTCAAATCATGTGAAGATATCCACGTTGGGGATAAAGTAAATGTCATGAAATATAAAAGCTGGGCAGTTAGTTCACCGAATAATAATGGATATCGCTATGATTTGGTCGCAAACGAAGAAAAATAAGAAAGCATAAAAGGAAGAACTAAAATTATGAAAAATAAATATCAGAAGTTACATAGAATTGTAATTGGAAAAAGTGGCAGCGGAAAATCTTTTAGCATTTTATCAGGTGTGAAAGAAGATAATAAAATAAACGTTATTTGTTATCCAGAAGTAATAGGTGCTCATTTAGATGTTTACGAAAAGGCATTTCCAAAGATATTTTTGAAATATAGACAAGAAGCTGTAAGTACAGTAAGTACAATGCCGCCGCACATAACAAATATTAATGAAAATACATTATTAAAATGTGATCATCATTATAGCCCAAATATATTTAATCTCATTGAATGGGCCAAGCAGGATAGTGAAGATTTAAGCAGGTATCGCTTTATTTTTCTTGATAGTCTATGGAATCAGTTAAATCAGGCTGATAAAATTAAGTATTTAGAAAGGTGAGAGAATGAACCCAAAAAACGAAATAAAGGTAAAAGATGTTTTGAAGCTAATACCCAACAGAAGTATCGTCATGATTCTTGTGGAAGATAAAACATATGATTTTAATGTTGGATTTACTGATAATAGAGCTATAAAAAGGTGTAAGAAAATTTTTGGGCATTTTAAAACGGAAAAAGAAGAGCAAGAGTACGTTTCAAATAAATTAGTAAGTTATCTTAGTTCGGATAAAAGTGGGGTAATAACTATACACACTAGGTAAACCAATAAACTGAAATTTAAGCGAGGCAAAGAATATGTTTGATTTGACAAAAGAACAGGTATTACAAACATTAGCAAACTATGAAAAAATAATGGATAGAGTAGCAGAAGTGGTTGATGAAATCGGCTTTACAACAACTGAATTCAATGCATTTGAATCAGATAAGACTGAATTTGACAAAGATACCGTTTATGTAACGGCATATGATAGTAACTATGATTCATATGATGCAACAAGCGGTTCATTTCCATTAGATTTTCTGTTTGAAAGTAAAGAATGCCATAAAGATTGGTATAAAAACAAAAGAGAAAAAGCCAAACAGGAAAGACTGCAAGAAGAAGAACAAAGGCAAAAAGAACAGGAATTAGCCGAATTGCAGAGGTTAAAAGAAAAGTATGATATGCCAGACGACAAACATAGAAAGGAATAATCATAATGACAGAATTGGAATCATTCGCATGTAGCGGAACTGATAAAGAAGCATTTATCAAAGCACTTGACTTCATCACAGGTATAAACGAATATGATACCAATGGATTCTTCATTGATACAACAGGATATCTCGTATTCTGTAAATATATTAGCGAAAATAAACAAAACGAAATGGCGTACCCGTTCAAACAAACAAGTATTTCGTTAGCTGAACATGCATGACGACTTAAGAAAAATGGGAGCTGAACCATCTGGATACGAAGAATCCTACAATATCGGATTTGAATTGTTTACACTGGACTGGTACAGCGACGAACATAAGATAAACAGATATACTTGGGGCAAAACAGTACTTGCTGTAAAACCGAAACTGATTGAATACGGAAAATAAATATTATAAGAATCACATTCACCTAAATAGAAGGAGAGAATAAAGATGAATCATTTAACGCTTGGTATTTACAGCAACGGACAATATAAGTTCAACGTTGTTCGAGACGAAGATTTAGAAAGCCACATAGAGTACAACAAAACATGGCGATGGGGCAGGCTTCTCTATGTAGACGGAAAAAGAGTATGGAATGGCTGCGTAAAGACTGAATGTTTAAAAAAATATGATGATATTGCAAAAAACTTTTATGAAAACAACAATATCAACATGAACAAGGCAACAATCCCTTACAGATAATAATCTAAACTGAAATTTGATAAAATATTTTATTAGAGGTAAATGCAATGAAATACTATAAGGTTAGAATTTGGAATAGCTTTGGAAAATCATGGGAAATCATGGGAAATCATTACTTATCTTGCATTTTCAGATGAATATTTAGCAGAGCTAAAAAAAGAAATGGATGACGAAACAGATAATAATGCAGTAATAGATAACTATATAGATGAGCTAGGCAGTTTCAATGTTGAAGAGCAATGTATTGCGGAAAAAGCACTGGATAAAAATCGTAGTAACAATAATTATATGCCATATGATTTGGAAACAAAACATACATATGATGAAATTACAAAAAACGAATGGATTGCTCATGGCGGATATATAGCTGATGATGAATTGAAAGAACTGCAAATTATTTGGACAAACTAAAATTTAGGAGAATAATGTATGAGAGAAATCACAAAAGCAGATAAAGAAGGATACGCTGGCTTTGCTACTAAATCTACAAATGATTGTTCTTTCATTCAGAGAAAATACACAGACAATGATATTTTCGGACACGATAGTTATGATGTTTATTGCACCAAAACTGGAGAATTAAGAAAAATATGTGGCATTGTATGTGAGAGATGCAGTATGAGAAGTTAAAGTAAAGGGCTAAAATTTATGATTGGTAAAAAAATATTTACATACGCTGCATATTCAGACGGAAAAGATTACGAAAATCTGAAAGCATTTCTCAAAGAATGTTATCAGAAGCGGAATAGGAGGGCGAATATGTTCATAAGAACAATGGATGGAGAGTTGATTAACTCAGACAGTATTATTCAGATACAGGGAGCTTTTGGGTTATGGTTGAAGGTCAAAATATCAAATGGTACAAGTCATTACATTAATGAGAAGGATGCATCAAAATTCATACCGGAGAAAGAATTCAAACAATTTGAGTCAGATATTGAATGGCTTAGACTACAATAGTTGACAGGCAGTAATTTAGATTGGAGTGATAAACAATGAGTGAAGAATTAAAACCATGTCCGTTTTGTGGAAGGGAACCAAAAATTAAAGCAGTTATGAAATCTTATGGTTTGACAATTTGGTGCGCATGTAAATGTGGCGCACAAACAGGGGGATTTTGCCCAAACACGAGCAATGAGGATAATACTATGAAAAATATCGAGAGAAGTACGGAAAAAGCTATTAAAGCATGGAATAGGAGGGCGAGCAATTAGATGAAGCCAATTTTGGATGTATGCTGTGGAAGTAAAATGTTTTACTTTGATAAAAGCAATCCCAATGTAGTTTTTATGGACTGCAGAGAATTAGAAGATACTCTTTGCGATGGACGTAAACTGAAAATAAAGCCAGATGTTATAGGGGATTTTCGTAATATTCCTTTTCCTGACAGCACATTTCATTTAGTTGTGTTTGATCCACCTCACTTAATTAAAGTTGGCGATAATTCGTGGCTGGCTAAGAAATATGGAAAATTAACAGACACTTGGCCAAGTGATATAAAGAGAGGTTTTAGCGAATGTATGAGAGTACTTAAACCGTATGGAACACTCATTTTTAAATGGAATGAACAACAGATAAGGTTGTCAGAAATACTAAAAAATATAGATTACAAGCCTGTATTTGGAAATAAAAGAGCTAATACGCATTGGCTTGTGTTTATGAAAGGTGGTGGAGTGAATGCATAAAATTGTAGAAAAGAAGATATTGCCGAAGTACTTTGATGCGGTCATTCATGATAAGAAAAAGTTTGAAATCTGCAAGGATGAGGATGATTTGCGAATAGGTGATGCAGTAATCCTTAAGGAGTGGAACGGTGAAAAGTATACCGGACGTGAGGTCGGCAGAAATATAGTGTATATTTTGCGCGATGCTCCGGAATATGGATTAATGCCGGGTTATGTAATATTTGGATGGTAAGGAGTCGTAGACATTCATGAAACATAGATTCAGATTCACGATGATGTATGCGGAACAGTTGGAGTCCGCATTGATAAGATTTGGAAGACGCAGAACGAAGTAAAAATGCAATTAATACTGAGTATCAAAAAGTGATTCAAACTTACAAAGATGCAATATCAGATATAGGAGGAAAATAATGATGTTAATTGATTCGCGATTTGAACAGGAATATATCGAAGCTAAAAAATATTGCAAGATGAGCAAATGGAATTTCATAGGTGTGTCTCTTTTCTTTTTGCCACTTTCAATAGCAATGATGTATGTACTAGGGCATATTTTTCTGGTGGTAATTGGAAAAGAGCCTATGAATATATCTTTGTTTCAATTTATTGTGCTAAGTGTAATAATTGCAAGTTTACTCATAGCCATGATTACTCTTGAGATATATTTCTTTCTGACATACAAAAGGTTAAAAAATCATGTAAAAGATTTTACGGAAAACCGATTAATAAAGAAAGATTATACTATTAAATCAGTAGATATAATCACAGATGAAGAGATTAAGACTATAGATCATGTACATTCAGCAGAAGACACAAAAATTACAAGAATTGGAAAATTCTATGCTGTAGATAAAGACGGCGATGAATGGACCCAATCAGTGGACATGCAAGAAGTATCATATAAAGTTGGCGATGTGATTACAAGAATATTCTACAGTGATGGCGAGGAAGCAGATTTTATATACGTAAATAATTAAAACAACAAAACAGGTGTTTTCAACTATTTAATAGCTGAGAACACTGTCATGTGATAGGAGAAAATATATGAAGAAAAAATTAGCAGCTATAGCACTTGTAACAAGACTTACCATAGCAGTTTTTACCGGCTGCGAGTATATTGACAGCAAAAGGAGAATAAGCAATGAGGTTAATTGATGCAACAATTCAGTCAAAGGCTTTGACTGACTATATTTTAGAAAGAAAGTCCACGTTTATACGTGTGTTGGAAGAGGGAGATAATGATTTTCTTCTTGCGCTGTTAACGGATTATTTTAATGAACAGCCAACTGCTTATGATGTAGATAAGGTTGTTAGTGAAATGGAAAAAGATAAATTTATTGACTGTGAGACTATATTGTCAGATATACATCAGGGATATAATGCCGGATTAAGCAGAGCAATCGAGATTGGGAAAGGCGGTGGAGTGAATGGCTAAGTGGAATGCAAGCGTGGGTTTGCAACTTTCGATTGACTATGATGACATCGAAGCTGATACACAGGAAGAAGCAGAACAGATTGCAAAAGACAGAGCATTGGAAGATATCGACTGGAACAACTGTGAATGTGATGCTGATAATCCGATTGTGTATTGTTGCTACAAGGAGGGAACAGAAGATGAGTAGAGTGTTACCAATTTTATTCAACATGAAAATGGTTCGGGCAATTCTGGATGGGAGAAAGAGTTGTACAAGAAGAATAATTAAACCACAACCGCAAGGATATTTTGAAGTAAGTGAAGAACCGTTGTATATATATGATACAGACGGAAAACAAGGCAAAATTACACCACCATATCAGCCGGGTGATATCCTTTATGTTCGGGAAACATTCATTCAGGCAGCAGCTCACATCTTTTGGTATAAAGCGGATGATAAACCATGGATGTCAAAAGATTTACTTTGGAAACCGTCAATCCACATGCCGAAAGAAGCCGCGCGTATCTGGCTTAAGGTTACGGATGTGAGAGTGGAGCGGTTGCAGGAGATTACGGAAGCACAGGCACAAGCGGAAGGCATAAGAGGATACTCTAAGGACGGAAATCTGTATAAGTATGCTGTAACTGATGATTGGTGGATTGATTTTCACAATAAACATAGAAAATCGTTTTTTGGGGTACTTGGTGGCAGGATATGCCTAGAACTGCAAAAGATGCGTTTTCATATCTTTGGAACTCCACCATAAAGAAATCCGACCTCACCTGCTACGGTTGGGATGCGAATCCTTACGTATGGGTGATCGAATTTGAGCGGTGCGAAAAGCCGAAAGAATAAAGGAAAAATAGATAGAAATTGATGAATTAGCCAGTAACTGTAATAGGTTAAGAAAGGAATTTGTACATGTTTTCACCAGAATATCTTAGACGAACGAGCCTTTTAAATGGAAAAGAAAAATTAATGGGAAATTTAGAAGTAGCTGGATTAATTGAGAATATGGCATTTGAGTGTATCAAAAATGATGTAGAGCTTTATGATGCTCAGGAACAAATTAAAACAGCTCTTCTTAATAAATATGGCGCTGAATGGTATGAACGAAACGGAGAAGCTGTTAATTATATTATTGAAAACAAGTATTGTGACAAAGAAAGAGTTAGAAACCCATTATTTGATAAAGAACAATATGATTTTGATGCAACTCATAAAGTTTTGTATTAAAACAAAATTAAATATTATGTACTACACATCAAGAAAATGCAGGAGGAAAAATTATGAGTTTATTAAAGTTAATAAAATAATATATGCAAGCTAATAATATAGAGGAAAACTATACTTCAGCTATTCCTATTGAAGATAATAGCATTTCCATAGAATTAAAAGATGTAAATAAAGCATATAAAATGTATAGTGAGAAAAATAGTGCATATATAAAACCCACAATAAATAATATTAGTGAAACATCATTTATTGTAGTAGACAGAGATGGCGAGGAATACAAACATTTCAATAAAAAGGATTATGACGTTAAAATACTTGATCTTGTGCATCCTCAAAAATCAAACCGATATAATTCATTTGTTCATATACATAATGATACAGACGTTTTATCTATGGTTAATTCATTTTTTACTTTCAATATAAATGAAATAAAGCCGAATTCAGTTTTTGATATGGCAGAAAGAAAATTATTGACTGCATTTTGTTTTTATGTATTAGACAAATACAAAGAACAGCCAGATAAGCAAAATTTTACATGTATAAATAAAATACTTGCAACATTACATACAACAGATGATTTTGATAGATTTTTTAACGATTTTTATAAACTAAATGAAGAGAAACCGGCATATTATTATTATAAAGAAGCAAGACGATGTAGTTCAGATTCATTTAAAGTAGTTGTCATATCCATGAGTTTAAGATTAAGTGTATTTAATATCCCTCAAATAGCAGATTTAACGGCTGCAGATGATTTTGATATCGAAAATCTTGGTAATAAAAAAACTGCAGTATTTATAAATATTCCAACATCCGATACCTTTCTTAATTTTATTGCAAATATGCTTATTATGCAGGCTTTTTCATTGCAACAATCAGTAGCACGCTACGAGAAAAAATATAATGTGAAATTCATTCTTGACAAATATTTCAATGCCAATAACCCATGACTGAAGTTCTGGCTTTATACTCCGGACTCTTATTTGAACGGATTCGACTTGAGTCTTCGTCTGTTTATGAAAAAGATAAAAGAGTATGCTGTTTCAGAACAGTTATGCAAGAAGATCAGAAAACTTGACCAAAAGCATCTTGCATGGAAGCGAGAGTTCAAGAGATTTTCTCTTTAAATTACCAGATAAGCGAAAGAGGCATTTTGACAAGTAAATTACAATAAGAGTTCTTCGGAACTCTTATTTTTTTTACCAAAAGTATATAAATATGAATTCTGTTTGGACAAAATCTCAAAAAGATATACTATATAAATATAAAAGTTATCGGCAACATTTTACCAATTCGGAATTATTAGAAAGTGAGAGATATTGATGAAAACGGATAAGGAATTTGAACAGTTTGACGCATATGTTAAGAATAAAACGTTGGAAGGGTTCATTCAAGGTATTCAATATGCCTGTGAACATATTTATTCAAGATGTAAACATGAAAGCATGCCTTATCTGTTGGATAAGGGAGATGATTCTATGTACTTATCATTATCTGAAATCAAATCTATAATAAAAGAAGTAAAGGAAGAAGACAATGCTAAAAAATGAGTGATCTCGACATACTTATAAAAGACTTAAGATCTAAGGACGGGAATCGGTTACTTGTAGCCGAGTAGTTTACTAAAAAAGGAGAAATATTATGGCTTATAATTGGGAACGAATTGACAAATATACTTTTATATCACTTATGTTAGTGTATTTTTATGATGTATTTTCAAGTGCGGCATTGCTTTTTAAACGGAATACTTATTAAGATAAATAGTATCAGAATAGGAGTTGCCGCAATAATTCACTGTTTAACATGCATAGGTAAAACAGACAAATCCGGCGTAGCGCTTGCCATTATAATTGCTGTGCTATGTATGATAGCTATTAACCTGATTGGAAAGCATCTTCAGCTTCTGACAGAAGAAATTGGTGACAATAAGTGAAGTAGCAGCAGCATCATCAGAGGGGTTTTCTACGTTTGCAGATGCAATGGGAAGCTATGAAACATTAGGAAATAAGCTGACAGAGATTGATGCGCTGGCAGGAAAGCTGTAAAGACCGGCAGAGCTGGTTTTACATATAAAAACAACAAGGAGGTACACATGGGAGCATTTATTATGCTTGTAATTATAGGACTTGCTGTCATCTGGATTCTGCTTTCAAAGCATTTTGAGCAGATAGGCAGGTTCTTTTCCGGAATGAGCCCCGGAGACAAAGATAAAAAAGAAAGTGAGGAGCACGATGTCAAAGAAGAAAGATAAGCATATTGCTTACGATGATCCAAACAGCTGGGTATATAATTATGCAGCCAAGCAGGAAAAAGATAATGAAGAAAGAGAGGAAGCAGTAATGAGCAAAAAGAGTGCAAACAGCACGATAAACTGGATTAAAGGAGCGGTCATATGCGCTGTGCTTTTAATCTTTGTGGTGGTATTTATTAATCTGTTAACAGTAAGAGTACCTGCAGGATATGCAGCAGTCCAGTATAACATGAACGGAGGCGTGCAGGATAAATCACTTGGTCAGGGATGGCACATTAAGAGTCCGTTTGTTAAGACAACACTGTATACAGTGGGTTTGGAGCAGTCATATTTAACTGCATCAAAGAAAGGCGACTCTCCATCGGATGAGAGCTTTTCAGCAAGTTCTTCTGAAGGAAAGGCTATGACGATTGAGCTTACATACAGCTACCAGTTCCAGCAGGACACTTTGAATAAAGTATTCACTCGATTTAAAGGTCGTTCCGGGGTTGAAGTGAGAGATTCTTTTATCAAACCAAATATCGTTTCATGGACCAAGGAAGTTGTTGCCAAGTACAAGGTTTCAGACATTATTGGTTCAAAGCGTGAAGAAGTCAACATGGCTATTACCGATTATCTTGCTGACAAGTTTGCTGATTACAATATTTCAATTTCAAACGTTTCACTCTCAAATGTGGAAGTAGATGAAGATACAAAAAAGGCAATTGACGCAAAGATTGCAGCACAGCAGAATGCAGAAACACAGGCAATCCAGAACCAGACTAACATTGACAAGGCAAAGGCTGATGCTGAAGCTAAGGTTACAGCTGCTCAGGGTGATGCAGATGCAAAAGTCATCGCAGCACAGGCAGAAGCTGATGCAAATGCGAAGATTAACAGCTCAATTACTGACCAGCTTATCAGAATGAAGGAGGCTGAAGCAAGGCTCAAGCATGGATGGGTAACAGTACAGGGTAGCGACACTGTTGTTACAAAAGATGCGGATTCGGATAAATAAGAAAGGAGTGGAATTATCATGGCAACGAAACAATTCATTCAGACTTTGACATTTTTAGTCATTTTAGCGGGTTTTGTATTTTTTGTATTTGGGATTGTGCATACAGCTGCGAACAAAACGGACAACATTGGCAGAAAAAGAGGAGTATGCCTTATTATTATAGGCGTATTGGGTTTCTTTGCTGGAGTTGCAGGATGCTACGTGAGTAGTATAGTTGGATGATGCTGACAAAGACAGCGAGTAGAAAAAGAGCATGGGCAGGAATTAATTTTTCCTGCCTTTTGCATATGAAAGGCAGTATTTATGGCGATTAAGTTTGCTGATGAGATTATTGAGGAAATAAAGAACAGACAGCCAGCTGCTGTGACAGATGTGTCTGTAAACGGCGAGGAATATGAACGATGGTTGTATGAAGAAGAAAAAGAGAAAAAGGATAATAATATATATTTATAAAATTAAGGATAGGAAAATGACAAATTCTTCATCACTATTGAAGATAGATGCTGGCACAATATAGAATAATATTGTTAAAGGGTATAGCTGTTAACTATACCCTTTTTCTTATTCCATATTCATTGCTTTTAATTCATCCGGCAACACAAAATCAGCATATCTGTACAGCTTATTGAGATACTCGAGCTGACATTTCATGCGGTCTTCATCGCTTTTATATTTTCCATTCAGCAAATACGCTGACTTTGACAAAAATTCTATGATTTCGTCTGTAAAAATAATGGCATATGTATCGTGATAATGAAAGCCTGTTGTCCATGCAATATAGTTTTTCAGATAATACTTGTTCATGATCTGGTTAATTTTTACATAGTTATAAGGCTGCACAATTGTGTAGTATCTATTATTTGCTGTCAGCACACGGCATGGATGGTCAAATAATTCGTTCAGATCCTGCGGCAGATTGTTTTTATTGTGTATATATGGCACAAAATATTTGATGCCAAGTTTGTCTACCAGCGAGAAATATATCTTCTGATTGCAGTCACTTACATTTTCTGTATAATCTGTCCAGAATTCATCTGGAGTTTCAATGTCTAATTGTTGTTTCATAATATATTCCTTTCTTTTGCTAATTTTTCTTTTCTTATATAATGTGCAAAAGCTTTTATTTGTCCAAAGAAATCTGCAATTCTTTTTGGACAAAACTCCTTTTGTAAATATTATATATGAAAAAGATTAATTTGATGGGAATTATCGTGTTTAAAGCAATTTGGTTTTTTCAAATTACTAGCATGTTTGCCTGCTCACAACGGAACCCATATTTATCATATAGGATTGAACAGAGGGAGAGAAAGATTAATGGCAGAAAGATGGATACAGGATAGACATTATCTCATGGTGCCTTTTGACGATAAAGACAGAGCGAAAAAGCTTGGTGCCAAATGGGATTTTGAAAAGAAAAAATGGTATTATACAGGTAATGATGGCAGACGGTTTGCTGAATGGATACCGCCTGAGGCAGCAAAGGTATCAGATTTATCAGAAGAGCAGCAGCAGATGATTGCGCTTGCAAAAGAGGGCAGGAATGTACTTGTTGACGCATGTATTGGAAGCGGTAAGACAACTACAATCCAGACTCTCTGCAATGAGATGACTGGCAAACAGATACTATATCTTACCTACAACAGGCTTTTAAAGGTGGATGCTAAAAGCAAGATTACTGAAAACAATGTAACTGTTACCAATTATCATGGCTTTGCTTCAATGATGCTGAGAAGTGCCGGCATATCGAGTGGTGTTGCTGAGCTCATACAGACTCTGCTTGCAAACAGTGAGAAGATTGTCATTCCAAGATATGACCTTTTAGTTATTGATGAGTATCAGGACATTGACAGGGAAATTTCAGAGATGCTTGAGTGTATTAAGGATCAGAATCCCGGCATACAGATTGTTGCTGTTGGCGATATGAAGCAGAAGATTTATGACAAGACAACACTTAATGCTGCAGAATTCATCAGTGATTTTCTTGAAGATTTTGAGAGAGTGTCGTTTACACAATGTTTTCGTTTATCTGCGCCTCTTGCAGCACGTCTTGGTCGCATATGGGAAAAGCCTATCAACGGCGTAAACAAAAACTGTACAGTCAGAACAATGGCACTGGATGATACTGTCAGTTTTCTTGCTTCCCAGAATCCTGCTGACATATTATGTCTTGGCAAGCGTGACGGACTGATGGCATCAGTGTTAAATGAGCTGGAAAGAAAATATCCAAGCCGTTTTAACAAAAGAACTGTTTACGCAAGCATTAATGACAGGGATTCCGGTGGGGCAACAGAACCCACAAAATCAACTGCCATTTTCACAACATTTGATGGCAGCAAGGGACTGGAGCGAAAGATATGTGTGGTATTTGATTACACCCTTGACTATTGGTCATCAAGAAGTCTTGCACCTGATACAAAATATGAGATACTCAGGAATATTTTCTGTGTTGCAATGAGCAGGGGAAAACAGCAGATAATCATTGTTGCCAATGATCCGGATCAGGTATTATCTGAAGATATATTGTCAGTACCATTTAAGACAAGAAAAGAATATTTAAGGGCATTTCAGGTAAGCGAGATGTTTGATTTTAAATATGATGAGGATATTGAAGACTGTTATTCGTTAATAAGAAAACGTAAAATAAGACGTTCTGACAATACAGTTATTGATATTGACTCAACTGACTGCATGATTGACTTATCGCCATGCATAGGCATTTATCAGGAAGCCAGCTTTTTCAAGAGGTATGATATTATGCAGCAGATAGAATACGTAAAGGATTTTCATGATGACAAAGCACTGCTTCAGCTGAAACCTGGCGCAACTATGGAAGATAAGGTATTGTTCCTTACTGCATATGAGACCAAGCAGGACAGATATTACTGTCAGGTAAAGCCACCGTTTATTACAGATGAACAGACTGAAGCTATTCACAAAAGACTTGCTACTGAGTTTACTGGTAACGAAAACGTGCAGCAGGATTTTACCATGAATCTTTCTGACGCGTCAGGCGCGCCATACTGTATCTGTGGACGACCAGATGTTATCAAAAACAAAACTGTATTTGAACTCAAGTTTGTCAACGAACTGGAACACAAGCACTTTTTACAGTGTGCTGTTTACATGGTAGCATTTGGATTGAAAAAAGGAATTCTTTGGAATGTAAAAACCAATGAACAGTATTCAATATCAATACCTGACGAAGAGATGTTTATTCAGGCAGTGATGAAAACTGTTACCAAGGGATCTGCAAAGAGAGCATACATTGAGACATGTTACTGTGCAAAAAAGGCATCGTAACAATAATAAAGGGAGCAACATTATTTGCTGCTCCCTTTATTTGTTTACTTATCCACATCGTCCCATGCGGACCTGACATTATCCCAGACGTTCTTATATTTGTCATACAAGTAATCCGGAATAGTGAGCTCTCCGATAAATGCATCATTAAAAGCATTTTCATTAAGATAAACATGGCTGTCAGGATTATCTGTAAAGGTCAGCACGTCGATATTGGATTCTATGAACGCATTTTCGCTGATCATTACATTCTTCCATGAAGCAGTTGCTGCAATATTCAGATTCTTAATATAACATTCAACAAATGCACATTCATCTACATTCCAGACTTTATCCGGCAGGATAATTTCTGTCATGTGTTGACTTTCACCGCATCTGTAAAAGATATAAGGTGCAAAATACTCAATGGAACTTTCTGATAAGTCTGCCAGCTTAAGGTTTTTGCACTTGTAGAAAGCATTCATATCAAGAGTTGTACAGCATTTTAACAGTTTGACTGATGTGAGTCCGCTGCATTCAAAAGCACTTCCGCCAATGTTAACTGCAGATGAAAGATCAACCTGCTTAAGACTGTTTGCACCATAAAACGCATATTTACCCAGCTGAACAATCTTGTCTGCATTATTTACCTTTTTAAGGGCTGTACAGTTCATGAACATTCCGTCTGGAACCACAAATTCTTTTGCAGGAAGTGTTACTTCTTCAAGATTATAACAGTCCCTGAAACATTCAGTTTCTGTGAACTCTACTGAGTCTGGAAGAGTAATACTCTTAAGCCCAGATTCGGAAAAAGTCTGTCTGCCAATTGTTTTCAGTTTCTCAGGCAGGGTAATCTCTGTCAGTTGTTCTGTTTTGAAGAATGCCATGTTGCCTATTTTCTTAACATTCTCTGGAATTGTGAATTCCTTTAAGGCTGTATCCTCAAACGCAGCAAAACCAATAGAGGTAATTTTGTCAGTCATTCCTGTAAACAGAACTTTTTCAAGACTGCTACATCGTGAAAACAGTTTTATTGGGATTTCTTTGACATCCTGTGGGATGTTTGCACCTCTTACCTCAATAACAGCTTCTGTCAGCTGACGACAGTTATCGAAGACTTTTTCTGTTCCCTCAATGGAATTCAAGTTTTCTACGGTGATGTGTTTTATTCCACATCCTGAGAAAGCACTGTCGTTGACACGGATATCCTTTGGCAGAATATCAAAATCAAGAGATTCGCATCCCGAGAAGCCACCTTTGCCAACAGTCTTGATGCTACGAAGGTCAATGTTTTTAAGCCTTTTACAGAGCTTGAAACATATGCCAGGAACTTTTATGTCCGTTCCTTCAAATGTAACAGTTTCAAGGTTTTTGCATTCATCAAACATTGCCATTGTAAGCGGAAAGTTTGCAGGGATTGTTATATGATGCAGCTGTGAGTTTGCAAACACATATGAACCAACGTAATCAGGGTGTTCCGGCAGGTTCACTGATTCTAATCCTGAATCTGTAAAAGCTTTAATACAAAGACGCTTAAGATTTTTTGGAAGATTAATCTTTTTTAGCTTTTTACATCCGAAAAATGCCTGATCTTCAATAGCTTCAACACTTTCAGGAATGATAACTTCCTCAAGGCTTGTACATCCAATGAATGTATTGGTTCCAATCGTTTTGAGTCCTTCTGGCAGTACCACCTTGGTTATGTTAGTCTTATTGGAAAATGCTGTTGCCTTTATTTCGGCAACATTCTTTGGCACAACAACTGTACCTGTAAGATTACACTCATATAGAATATTATTTTCTATAACGAATTCATCTGTTTTGCTGCCAATTGTACCTGTTTTAATAATGTTTACTTTCATATTTTATCCTCCTTTATTTTTTTTGTTTAATATGAAAATTAGTTACAGGATAAATATGAGTTTTGCTAGAAGATGAATAAAAAAAACAGAGTCCCATAAAGAGACTCTGTTAACAGTTTACTGTATCTTATCAATTGTATCCTTAAATCTGTCATACATATGATCAGGTATAGCAAGTTTGCCAACCTCTGCATTTTCAAACGCAAGAGGATGAACGGCTGTTTTTGTCAGGCAATTAGTGTCATCGGTAAATACTAATTCACTAATAAATGATTTGCCGAAAGCATTGTCTCCTATACATGTGCCTGCGTTTATGACAAGTTTGTTGAGCTTTGCTTTAAAAAAACAGCTACTGCCAAAAGCTGTAACATCTTGAGGAAGCTGAATATTTTTTAATTCATCGCAGAAGCAGAAGCACTGGTAAGGAACTTCTCGTATTTTACAGACTTTCATATCTACTATCTGAAGATTATTGCAACCTGAAAATATTGCTGCTCCAAAATTTACAAGTCTGTCGGAAAAGACTGCTTCACGAATACCTGTATAAGCAAATGCCATAAATTTCAATGATTGCAGTTTACCGAAATCAAATGTTTCCAGATTTTTGCAATTACAAAATGCATAGTCACAAACAGTGTCCACGTTTAGTGTATTTACTGTTTTTAAGCTGTAGCAGTTTTCAAAAGTTCCTAATGGAATTTTGGTAACTGATTCTGGCAGGGTAGCTTCTGTCAACTCTTCACAGTCAAGAAATGCATATTCCCCGAGGTTTTTTGTCTTATTAGGAATAACAATGTCTTTTAATTCGCTTTTTGAAAACGCCCTTGTTCCTATCTGTTTGAGACTCTTAGGTAGATGAATATTTTCAATGCCACTGTCGTAGAAAGCTTCTTTACTGATTGTTTTGATTGTGTCAGGCAATGAAATTGTATTCAGGTTTTTTGTTTCTTTGAATGCAGCAGCTCCTATAACAGTCAGATTATTGGTACGTCCTGTAAATACAACTGTTTGTAAATTTTTACATCCTTTAACCAATGCGCTTGATACGGATGTTGGTCCGTCAGCAACATTAATTGTTAGCTTTTTCAGAGATTTACAGTCGGCAAATACCCTGTTGCAGACTTTAGAGATGTCTTCAATAACTACGTCTGTAGCACCTGATTCCTCAAATGCACTTACTGCAACAAATGTATCAGCTGGGATAGTGCTTACTGACAGATTTTGGCATCTGCGGAATGCTTCATCTTTTATGAGAGCAGCCTTTGTTATATCAATTTCTGTCAGATTAATACAATCACCGAAGCATCTTTCCGGAATTGTGATGTGGTTGCCAAGAAGATTAACGCTGCGAAGCTTCTGGCATCTTTCAAACATTGTTGGAGTGAGAGTGAAATCTTCAGGAATATCAATTGTCTCAATGTCTGTTCCGGCAAATACTTCACCTCCAGTTCCTAAGCTAACTTTCTCTGGAAGAGTCAGGTGCTTAATACCCGCGTCATAAAACGCATAGTCGCTAATCTTCTTCATTGTTTTGGGCAGTATAACTGTCTCCAGAAGAAAGCATCCTTTGAAAGCTCCGTGGCCAATAATTTTGAGTGTCTCTGGGAAATTGATTTTTTTGAGCTTGGTGCAAAAATTAAAAGCGTTAGCATCAATAGTCTCAATTCCCTCTGGCAGAACAACTTCTTCCACATCAGTTTCTGTGAAACATTTTCTGCCAACAGTCTTTATTCCCTCTGGAATTATGATTGTTTTCTGGCCGTTTGGTACGCACTTGATAAGTGTGTCATTATCAGTTGTAAACACTGGTCCTTGTTCACAAATTTCTCCTTTGACATATCCTTCTGTTTTAATGATTTGTAATTCCATAGTTGTTTTCCTCCTTTATTGTTATTTTTTTAATATGGTTACAGGATAAATATGGGTTTTAACGAGAGAGCTAACTTGAAAAAGTAAATTCCAGTGCAGAAGTAAATTCCACACTCATTTAAAAGTTCTTGATTTTCTAAGAGTTTTATAA